TTCCTCAAGCCCCCCACCTTAATAGTTAAATTGCGAAATCTGATGCGGCTGAAGAACTACCACCTAATTTTTCACCATCTTCTAACTTTTGAACATTATTAAGACCACAGGCAATGCCTTTAGATCCATTAGAGTTATATGCATACATTGTTACTGATGCACGGCCAAAACAGCCTGAATAAAACTCTCCCGCATCAATAATTGCATTCATATCAGCATCTACAACTCCAGGTTTTTGGCCAGAGTTTGCATTGATAAAGTATGAGTTAGCATATGCTTCATCCTCTTTTTCTGCATCGCCATCTCGTAAACCACCTTTTAGTAGTTTAGGAAGTGATCCACCAAATACAGCTAAGTTTGCTTCTGATACATCTTTAAATGCTTTATTAAAACGTGCTACAGTTTCCTTATCTGATTTAGGGATAATAATTGATACTGAGTACTTAGGAACACCGCCTTCCATAGCGGCTTGTGGTTGGAAAACGTGTGCGTATGAGAAACGAACTTTACCTGTTACGATTTTTTCAGTTGTTGCCATGATGGTTTACTTCCTTTTAACGGTAGAGCAGAACTTCAATGGGTGTCTGCTCGTCTGACCCTGAAAACTATTTTCCTCGCTTTATTCCAGCATGTCAAGCATTAAATAATAAATTGTTTGCTTGAAGCGCTTCTTTTATTGCTAATGCATTTACAAACTCATCGTACCTGTCTTGCCTATTAAGAATTCTTGGATCTAATTCTGCCAGTTGGAGTATATGGTATACCATCTCCCGTAATACCTCCATGTCCGCTTTCATCTCTTCATTACGCTTAAAAAGTTCAGTCATGTTAGCTATAAGTGGATCTGGTATATTAAACTCAGTGTCAAAGTACACTACAATCATTTATACGTCAATCCAATAGGCAATTTTAAAACAGTTCCAAAATGATCTATCATTGGCTTAAATGCTGAATACTTTTCTCGGTACTCTGTTTGATTGCTATATGCCAATTCAGGAATAGCTACTGGCTTTTCATACGCAATTACAAAATCATAAAAAAACTTAGCACGTACAAATTCCCTTTGTAGCATAACTACTTGAGCATTGTGTATTTGACGTACATTAGTACTGGGAAGTAGTCGCATCATCTTTTCAATGAATGCTACATAAGACCAAATTGAGTCCTGTACATTTTGACGGGATACAAAGATGTCTGTATGTACTAAGTTAAACCAAGTAGTATCATGGTTATTTACTACTACGGTATTGAAGTCCACAGTTTTTAAAAATTCTACAGTCTTTGGGTAAACTACATCTAATTTAAGTTCGTGAATTTCATTCTTGTGCTTGGCCTCAATGTTGATGTTAAATGCCTCATCTAACAGTCGGTATCCAAGTTTGTTGGCCAGGTCAGCACAGTACTTAGTTGATCCTGACCTAGGAATAGATGATACTATCATGAGAAGTCCTTTTCAGCACTGGCTGTATCGCGGACCAATTTAGGAGAGCCCTCTGGACGCGCAATCAATGAGCCGAGCCATGTGACTACCTGTCCCTTGGCTGTTAGTTTCTCCAACTGTGCTAGGCTCTTTAGTTTGGATGGTTCGTATAGAGCCTCCATTGGGATACCTTTGTTCTGCAATATTACTGCGGCCAGTGTGGGGTCACTAATCTTACGATGTGTCACTGTGGTTCCTAATTTGTAACCTTTTGGAATATTGCCCTTAGTAACAGCTTGGTCAAGAGACCAGTCTTCTACATCTGATACCCAAGTACGTAGGTCTTGAGCCTTAGACAGCACCTCTGATACCTCAGTTTCAGATAATAGTGGTGGGGTTCTAAATTCCATTTTAGCTAACGAAGTATTTAGATCTGCCCTTGCTCGGCATGTTGCCTTAGCTCTGCAAAATCCACAATGCTCTCCGGCAATAAAATCCCCCTCACCAGCCCAAGCTTTTTTAGCCTTTGGTTTGACAAAATGATTTGCCCAGTCTAAAAGCTTAACTAGCGTTGTGCTATCTGTCGTGATGGAATTAAGGCGGGGTTGCATAATGGTATACACAACTTCGGTAATATCAGGAAATTCATCCTTAAATTTATTCCAAGCACCTAAGCCATATAGTCTTAGTTGTGGGTTGTCTAAGGCCGATACTGCAATGCCTGCGCCAAATTTAAGGTCGATAACAGTCACTCTATGCTTCGATAAAATAACCACATCAGCTGTACCAAAACCATCGGGAGCCCAGTCTGAGTAATCCGTCTTTTGTTCAAATAGTGGAGTATCTCCATCTCCGATTTGAGACCGCACATAAAGTACATAGTTGTCTACATGTGCCTCAAAGTCTTCGTTATAATACTGGGTAGCTTTTACTTCAGCAACTCCAGTGTCGAACTCTTTGGTAGTGATTTGATCATATAGTTTGCGTAGTTTAAGTTCTGCTAGTGTATGGGCTGTGGTGCCCTCTTCACTAAATGAAAATCCATTAGAAGATTTACTCCGCTGTTCTGGAAGTGTGGCTTCTAGTCTTGGACTAGGTGTACAAGTTAGCCATCTTTTGCTACTTGATGCGGACAATAAAGCATGTGCTGCCATAATATTTCCCTTTCAGGGAGTTGAATTTCTACATATTATACAGTATTACTTTGCGGCATTCAAGTTTTTTATTAGGTCATTTACTACACCTGAAAAATCAATGACTACCTCGTTTTTGATAGCGATGATAGGATCTTTTGTCTCACGATAGTCTTCTTTAAACTGGCCTTTAAGCGCAATTTCTAAAATACGTGAGTTGAAGTTTTTATTTTCAATGTTATCCAGCATTAGTTTTTCCCAAAATGCCTGCGCTTGAACTACGGCTTTGTCTAAAGCTTCTGCAAATGCTGGATGATTCTTTTTATATGTTTGGGCCGTGGAATAACTAAGCCCCAATTCAGCAAACATAATTTTTTGTGATGCTCCGCCCTTACCAAGTTCCACCATTTTATTACACATAGTAGGGTCATATTTGACAATTGCTGATTTTGTTTGCTTTACTGGGGCTTGAGCCATTATTTTTCCTTAACCGTCATGCGATCTAATTCAGCCTTTTGAGCTCTCATATTTGCCATGGCCTCATTCACCACCATACGAGTAATTGCTCCTGCCATCTCTAAACGTTCGCTTTCTTTCTTCTTGGCTCCCTCTTCACGAACCCGAGCTGATGTCATTCCTGCGTTATCAGAGAGTGCTAGTACTAATTTACTTGGCTCACTCATACAGGTGCATCCGTTGCAATTGCTTCAGCCACTGCGTTTGCGGCGTCTGTCTCTGCTTGAATTTTAGCAAATTGTGGTGTGCCTTGTTCTTGGATTTTATTAATCAAAGCCGCTGATTGAACATATGCTGTATTACCTAAAATGTTTAGTAATCCATTAATCTCTGCTACTGAAAATGTGAAGTTTAAAATTGCGTCGTCCATGTTAATTTCCTTTTAAGTTTGTAAGTCGTTTAAGTTCTGCGTTTGCGTAAAATAAAATCTTCTTGATGCCCCGTTCCTCGTCACAATGTGACGCTTTGCCATACCTGTAACACTCTCTAAAAATTTCACCGATTTGTGCGTTTAAATTCTTCGCACTAATTAGGTCTTGCAATTCAGATGCATTTTCTGGAAGTTTGTAGTAGTTCGCAGAAGATCCATCTGATTGTTCTTTATTACTCACAGTCCATTTCCTTTTTAATTTGAATAATGCTTTTTGCAAAATGATACCGCCAATATTTTTCCGATACACTCACATCATAAAAATTCATACCATCTAAGTAGGCTTCGATGATGAACTGGTCTTTAGGGTCAAGACGCTTAATGATCCTTCGTATGTCTTCTAAATCTTCAGTGTCCCATGGAAGGTATCCCTCCGTCAATGATATGTGCAAGTTGCTTTCTCCGATGTCGGCACTTTCCAATGGATCCAGCTCTTCATCAGACAATTTTACTGTGTTCATTTTAGGCCAATTAAAAATATGTATACTATACTAATACACAAATTAGCAACTTTTGCCTAAAAATTAATTATTTATTTTCAATGCGTCCAAAACTGCATTTTGTACATCTATTTTTCCGTCTAAAACTTTGATCACATGTTCATCTACTGTTCCCTTTGCAATTAAGTGGTGAATAAGCACTGGTACTATTTGCCCCTGCCTTAAAACTCGAGCGTTTCCCTGTTGATATAAAGAACTACTAAAAAACAGGTCGAACCAAATGATGTGTGCCACTTCAGCTATATTGTTTTGAAGATTTAGTCCTTCCCCGATGGATTGGGGGTGTCCAATTAGCATTTTGATCTTACCTGCTTTCCAGTCTGCTATAGATTTTTCTGATACCATTTGCGCTTCCGGAAAGGCTGTCATAATTCTAACAAGTGAGTGTTTGTAATTATAGAACATTAAAACCGGTGCCTGATCGTCCTCCAATAATTCAGTAATAAAGTCAATTTTATCAGTGTGAACTAGAATTACGTCCTTATTAGCATCATATACTGCCCCTGATGTTACCTGTAATAGCTTTGTGAGCGCCGTGGCTGCGTTTACAGCCGTTATTTCTTGATTCTGATACTCTGCTACCAAATCTTTTTTTAAATCGCTGTAAGAGCTCATAACACGCTTCGATAACTCTATACTGTGGAATATTGGGGTTTCTTTTGGCAATGTTAAGTAATCTTTTGCCTGTAATGAAAACGCAATGTCCTTTATCTTGTTTGTTACTTCTTCTAACGCGTTTGGTTTTGGCTCCCACTTGTACACTAATCCAGTGTATTTATTTCGCTGTCCAGCGTTCATGTATTTGTCTCTAAACCTACCTAGCGTTGTCTCTAATCGAGCGCCTTTGTCCATCAATCCAATCTGACTCCATAGGTCAGCGATTGTGTTCGGGGTAGGAGTTCCGGATAGTAGGATTAAACTAAAGTCTTTACGCTTCATTACTTTTTTCAGTAATTTAAACCGCTGAGTCGCGGAGCTTTTTAGTCTCGCGCTTTCATCAAAGATAATAGTATCAAACTTATCAAACATCTGGTTATGCTCGAGCCATGCTATTGTTTCATAATTTGTAATATATACATCTGCTGTCTCCCTATATGCCTCAACTCTTTGTTTTTCAGTTCCTAGCATTAGGGAATACGTAAGATGTGATAAGTGGTTCCAATTCATTATCTCTTTGTGCCATACATTCCTGGCCACTTGAAGTGGTGCAATGATTAGTGTCCTCTTAGGTTTCTTTTGGGCAATGATGGACAGTGCAATTGTCGTTTTTCCCAAACCCATCGAAAGATATAAGGCACAAGATGGGAGCTTAGAAGCCCTCTGTATAATATCAGTTTGATACGGGTGTAATTTGTCTTTGGATAAAGTCATCAATTGTTTCCTTACTATTTAATACTTCTACAGGAAAGCCTGCGTCTGTTATGTCTTTGAACACTATCTTCTGTCTCGGTGATATTATTCCGGTCAAAGTTTTTAGTTCTACAAAGTGTACCTTGCCTGATAGAAAAACAATTCTATCAGGCACTCCGGCAATACTTG